AAACGCGCTTCTTTTCCGGATTTTTTGTTTGTGCCTAGTTTGTAGTCGTCAATGAGTAACCTTTTTACCCGTCCGTTGTAAGGGTTTTTGTCTAGCAAGGTGACCGTCATACCGTCAACATGGTCGACAATGAAAAAAATCACTCCGTTTTTTCTTTGCAATTCAACGAATCCAAATTTTTCAGGTGTTGTCATGTCTTTTTTCATAGCTTTTTTCACGATGCGCCACGCCTGACGCAAAGCTTCAGCGATGTACTCTTTCACTTTCCCTCCAAACTTTTTTTGTCCTTTCCGAGCAATCTTCCAAGCAAGCGTCATTACGTTTTGCATCGTTACTTCCTCCTTTTTTTATTATTATGCGTTATCGCATTTTCTAATTTTATTATAAGTGCGATAACGCATTAAGTCAACGCCTTTTTTAAAATTTTTTGCATAAAAAAGCACGGTCATCAGACCGTGTTTTTCCACTCACCGATGATTTTGCTATTTTCGACTTGAGCAAAAAGGTATTCATCGGATTGGTTATCACGAATATAACCGGTAGATGATCCGGCTTGTAAGAATGCTGTATATGACGGGTTTGCTACATAATAAATATCAACAGTTGAACCTTCTACAAATGCCGGCATTTCAAAATAGAAATCTACGTCATTCAAAGCTCTGACAACATCATCGATGACATCTTGATGCGCGTATACAGCAACATAGCGGCTTTCAACATATTCGTTTCCAGGAACAAAATGTTCTGCAATTCGAACGAAATCATGTACGGTTTGCGCTCCTGGTACGAATTTTTCAAGTGTACCATGTGCAACAGTATCATATGTTCCTGCAACGTATGGGAAACCGTCATTTTCCGGAATCCCTTCAAATGCTTTTCGGTATAGAGAACCGACAAACGAAAACACTTTCACATTGTCACCGAACTTTTCAACAACAGCATTTAGATCAGAAATTTTCCATCTTTTCATTTCAATTCCTCCTTTGTGTTCCCTTAATCAATTTCTGTCTTTATTTTAAACCTTACAAGGTTTAAAGTCAATACTTTTTTGAAATTTTTTGCATTTTAATCACCGAACCATCTTTTCATAGCTTCTTCTGATATAATCCATTCGCTTCTTTTTCCACCGGGTTTTTTGAAGCGTTTTATTAATCCTTCTTCAATAAACTGTTCTACCTCCTTCTTATAGAAGCTGTGTTTTAGACGGTTTTTAACTGTCTCTGGGCTCATCCCCCACCGATAGGCTGCCTCGGTAGGGGTCATGTACTTGTCTATTTCGTGTTTCTTTTCACTCATGCAAATTCCTCCTATCTAATTTCTTCAGGAAATAATGCGATCCAGCCCAGACATTTGGACATGTCTCCAGTCCAAGAAGAAGCCTGCAAGTCAAACACAAGCCCAATCTCGATTCTATCAACGATATACGGTGCTATTGGCTCTGCTAATTTTTTATTTATTGTAATAGTTGATGTCTCCAATAACATCTTCCAAAGTTCGCTATTTTGATTCCTTGTTGCCGCTGTGGTGAGAATAGGAATCTTCCCATCTTTATACAGCGTAAATATAGCACCGCTTTCCAGCGGTGTGCCTTTCAAAATATACGCATCAAACAGTTTTGCTCCTTCCGATTGGAAGGAGTCGTTCAAAATTCTTTTCAATATGAAATACAATTCTCGGTCTACTTCATTCGGATAACTTTTCCTAGTGTGTCCAGTATTCAACGTGACATGGTTGATATATTTCATTATTTCATCTCCGTATCATTGTAATATTTTTTCTCAAATTCCTCCCACGATTTCGAAAATTCGTGGTTTTGAAATGCTTCTTTCAATCCACTGATTTGCTTGAGTCGGATCACTTCATCCAACTCCATACCGAGCTTTTTGCAGATTTCTTCGTCGCTCCAACCTTCACGCGATAAGTCAATCACAATATCGCTCATACTACGTATTTGATGCGTACCCCGCGCCCGGTTATGCCGGATTGTCGATCCCATCCGTTCATCGAGAGGTTTGTCGATAACGACGACCGGCAAATATCCGTGGATTCGTTCGCGAATGTCTGCGTATTCTTTGCCGACACGATTGCGGTGGAATCCGTCGACAACTTCATATTTTCCATCTTCGAGACGATAAGCAACGATCGGTTGTGTATAGCCATCGAGCTTGATTGACGTGTGCAGAAGCCGCATCTCTGGGCTCGCGACCTTGTTTGGGTTATATTCGTTGGCCTGTACCTGATCGGCGGGTACCCAGCGGACATAATCAACCGGTTCTTCAAACGGTGACACTTCGGTCAAAGCGGCACGAACCTTATTCAGTGCATTTATTTTTTCGTCCAAAGAATCGATTGAGTTAATCGCTTCTTTAAGCTGCTCAATGAGATTATCAATCATGATTTTCACCCCTGATCCTTATAAAATTTTTATAACCGTTCCCTAAAATTTTTAAGCCAGCTTTCTCGTATTCATCTTTAAAAACAACAGGAACAACGCTTTCTTTAACCGGCAATTCTTTGTTAATTTGATTTAAAACTTCGATTAAATGATTTTTATGTTCCGTCCAAACATTCTTAATTTTGTTATCTTGGACGGAAACAAATGTGTCTGGATTCCCGCGGCTATAATAGACGTACCATACTTTCCCTTCATCATCATAAAATCGGTCTCCGGTTACTTTCTGAACTTCACGGGAACCAAATATTCTACCGATGTGTGCGTAGAAATTCCGCGACTTGTTCGTTAATTTCAATATCACCTTCATCATCTCCATTCAACTGTTCGGCGACTTGCTTCAAATGTTTATCATCGGTATACTTCGCGTAGATAATATTGGCGTATTTCTTTTTAAGCTCAAACAAACGTTCTACATCGTTTTTTGTCTGTGAAAAAGACAAACGTTTCATCCAAAAATCGTTACGCTCAATAGCCCTGGCAATGCGCCGCCATGATGCGACTTTTTTCGCACTCTCAAGCTTTTTGTCGGCTTCATCTGGTATATCAGCTAAACTTACGCCCTCATGTTCTTCATACCATTTCATGAACGTTTTGATCTTCTTGTAATAATGGTCACGCAGCTCCGGCGCATACAATCCGAGACTTTCTAACAAAAATACTGCATATTGTTCCCATGTCATGGTTTCGGGTTTTTCGGATTTAATGTTGCCGAGAAGGGAGGAACGAGCATAGATGTTGCCGAAATTAACGCCGTGGACACGGTTTAATACTTTTTCCCATGTTTCTGGCTCTAACGCTCGGAATTGGTCTAGTCCGTTACGTTGATCGTCACCATACGGCTGACAAAGACGTTGCTCATGCAACGATAGACCGTTTTTGTACATCAGTTCATATATCTCGTTGTACAAGAGGTCTAAACGTGAAACAGCGCCCCAAATATCTTCAACTTCCCAATCATAGATTGGATAAAAATTGTATACATTTGTAAACTTGTCTCGGATTTTAACGCGGGTTGTCCACCCGTACCCATTGAACCGTTCCTTTTTATCGCTGATAATCGTACGGAAACGGTTTAAACTCTCGTTTGTCCGAATTCCGACCCCAACGCCAGTTAATCCGCCATTCGTTTCATTGTACCATTCAGCGAATAGCAGTATAAAATCTTCAAATTCCATGCCATGTTCAAACCATTCGTTCCATTCAATCGGCATATTTTTCTCGTTGATGACATGTCTGTTTTTGGGCATATCGCGGACCCATTTCTTTTTGTCCGCTTCATCCCAGCATATCCATTTCGGTTGAATAACCGAAACAGCATTGCGGAGAGAAAGGGGCAAACATACCCAATAAAAATGGTTAACCACGTCTTTTGTTGAATCGATGAGTTCATCAATGTGTTCAATTGTCGCTTTGTACTGTGCTTCCAGGTCGATGTACAAAACATCAAATTTCTTTCCTAGTTTCCGCGAGACAATGGCAGCCAGTTGGAGCATGACGGAAGAATCTTTGCCGCCAGATATTGAAAAATAAATATTGTCGAACGACTGAAAAGCGATTTCCAATCGTTCAAGTGCAGCATCAAGAACATTTTTGTTTGTGTATATCTTTCCCATTTAACCACTCCTCCAAGGATTTTTTGTCGTTTTTGTAGTGGTCAATGAACGTTTTGAACGAATCTACCATGTTTTCTTTTCTATATAAGCATCGCAAAATCCGTTCATCTAATGTATCTGCAGCACAAATATCAAAAATATAAACCGTTTGATTTTGACCGATACGGTGAACTCGGTCTTCCGCCTGACTACGAGTAGCAAAATCCCAGTCGTTGTTGTAAAAAATAATATTTTTGCAAAATTGGAGATTAAGTCCGTACCCCGCCGTTGTCTTGTTCGCTATGAAAAAACGAACGTTTTCGTCGTATTGAAATCGTTCGATATTTCGCTGCCTTTCTTTCTGTGATATTCCACCAAAAAACGGAATAGCCGCCCCTAATCCATATTCCTTATTCAAAATTTTTACAATGTCATTTATCTCCTGCGTATATTTGCAGAAGATAATGACTTTTTCCTTCTCTCCAAGTGAATATAAAATATTAAGTAAAGATTCGATTCTAGGATTATCTTCAGGTTTTTGAAAAAACGGCTTCAATTCTAACTTTTTCTTAGTTAGAACTTTGAATCCGCTTGTAACCCCTTGAAGCCCTGAAAATAAACGATATATCGTATGCGGTAAAAATTCGTCTACTCCCAACAATAGTTCGTCGGCTACATATGCGTATAACTCTTTTTGTTCGTTTGTGAGATCGAAATAATATGTTCTATACAATTTGTCCGGCAAACTTAGGCATTCCTCTTTCCGGACTTGATAAGTGTATGGTGATATCCTTTTTGTTAAGTAATCGACATTAACAATATCCTTAATTCTCCCTCGAATGTTTTCGTCCCAAACGACATGATTCTGGGAGAAAGACCAAAACGAACGGTATCCTAAAATGCGCCAATCAAGGATTTTCCATTGTGCAAACATATCGGCTTCATTTCTGCTGACAGGTGTACCATTAAGAATGAGTTTGTACCGGCATTGGTCAGCAAGAAACTGAATATTTTGCGTGCGATTAGCCTTCGGATTTTTGACTAGATTACTCTCGTCTACAATCAAGTAGACGTTTTTAGATTGAACTAGTCGTCTGCATTCAATATTCGCACGAATGCTAGACGATAAGGTTTCTATGCCCATGATGGTAAACATCGATGTATCTCCGTCTGTGTGCTTTTCTATTTCACGGCGAATTGTTGTACGCACAGAGCACGGGCAAAGCCAAAGCACATGATTGACTTTGCCGACATTGTATCTCCTTGCAATGAGTTCTAGAGCAGTTCTTGTTTTGCCAGTGCCCATCTCCATGTATAGGGCACCGACTTTTATTTTCTCAAGCTTTTCCACAGCTTTCTTTTGATGTTCGTACAGATCAGTCTTTAAGATCATCAATGATGTCATCACCTCGATTCAAAATGTCGGAGAAGCCGTCTGTTTCTTCCGGTTCTTCCACTTTAGCGGGCTGAACCGTTTTTATAGTCGACATTTTTGACTTGTACTCGTCGATTAGCTTGCGAGCTGCTTTCGTAAATCGAAAGCCCATAAGATCCGCAAATTCCTCGACGAGTACGTAATGTTCGACACTTACCAACATCGAGCCAGAATCCCAACGTGCGCCCGGCAAGGATTTTGCACGATTGTAAAGCGTGTCGTTCCATCCTTGCCACCTAATCGCAAAATTTTTTGTGTTTTTCTGATGGTAAATCCAACGATGACACTCCGGTTCAAAGTCGCCTTTGATTGCTTTTCGTCGAATTTCCTCATCTAAAATGCAAATTGGAAAGCCGGCGTTCAGTAGTTTGTTCCCGAGTTCAGCTGCACGATCTTCGGCAGAACCGGTTGTTTCGGAAATTTTCTTTTCCCATGCCGAACCGTTCCATGTAAACCCAAGATCCTTGACGATTTTTCTGAACGCTTCATTTTTTTCAAATTTAGCCGTGACTCGATCAGGTGAAACGGTGATTTCTACCACCGCATTTGTCATTTTCTCTTCCGGGAAAACTGTGCTTTCCCGTTTGATTTCGAGAAGAATAGCTTCTTCTGCTATCTCCTCATCTGTTTTCAAAGCTTCTTTGTATTCACGGGCGATGAACGCGTAGATATCGTCGTAGCGATTGTCTATGAAATAGATAGCGGAAGTTCGGTGTTCGAGTATGTAGTGTTTCACCGCCATAATGTCATCAAGCGTCAATTCGCGAATTTTTTTGTATTCTTTATATTCGCGCGGGAATCTTTCTATATCCCGTTGCGTGAGTTCTTCAAATCGAGCGATCAGGTTTTGACGGATTTTCTCCGCCCAAGCAATTTGTTTCTCTGTTCCTTGTAGTGCAGGTAACTCCATTTCCCTCGCTAATTCCATCGCGCGTCTAGCTTCTTCTTCACGTTGTTTTTGCAAATGCACTTTGTAGCAATCCGGGCACATTTTCGAGAATTCACGTTCCTTTTTCCACTCACGGTCTTTGACCGGGCCGATGATGTTCACTCGACCCTCATGACCGCAGATATATGTTCCATAATACCAGGCCATATCAAAGCACCTCCTCTATAAAACGTTTTGGGATGACATTAAACTGCATTTTATCTTCATGTTTCAAATAAATTTCGATTTTCTCAAGAATTTCTAGTGACCAAAAGATTTGCTCAGCTAATTTTTTAGGGAACCCATTTAATAATTTCTCTAATGATACTTCCCCCTCTTTTATTGTGTAAAATTCAGTTACGTTTTTCATTTTTATTTCCTCCTCTTGTAAAAGGATGTTATATAACGTAAAATATCTATACAAACACTTTTTTAGCGGCGTCTACTAGTTGAGTTAGTAGACGCCTTTTACGTTACCATGTGTGATATCGTTCTGTTTTTGTCGATCCGTCTGGCATAGCATACTCGACAATTACATCTAGATCGCATTCTTCGTTCGGATTGTTGCAATCCGTCGTCCACCGGCGAATTTCAACCTTCTGGCCAGTGCGTTTTGCTTCTTCAAATTTCTTTTCCAGTTCTGCTTTTCTAGCTACTTCTTTTTCCTCTTTTTCTTTTTCAATTTTTACTAATTCTTTTTTTGCTGTTTTGACAAGTTTTTTTAATTCTCCAAAAGTCAAGTTAAAATCATACGTGATGCTGTAATCTCCCCAATCAACGTCATCCGCTTTTCTACTAAGAACTTCTTCAATCTTTTCGCTGCTGAACTTTGCTCTTTTCATAAGTTCGATAGCTTCTTTAAAAAAACGATGTTTTCCGACATTTGAATCAGGAACCCAAGCGTGCTGATGGCTAGTTCCCCACGACAATTTGACAATAGTGTCATCAGAAAGGAGTTGAAACTCTTCATCGAGTTTTTTCTCTTCTTCAGCCCGTTTTTCTTCGAGCTGTCTTTTTTCTTCTTCAAAAGCCATTTTTGCGGATTCGTGGACAAAGCAGATCTTATTTCCTCTACCCAATACTAATTTGGCTAAATCCGTATCATATATTTCGTAAACCCATCCGTGCTGCGGATATTTTGTTGCTTTCGCAACAAATTTTGTTCCGTTGATTTCCAGTGATATTTTCGCATCTTCGACGAACACTTCAATTTCAAAACTTTTACCATTAGGTTTTTTTTCGAATTTTGCTATTTTCATTTTGGTTACCTCCTTATTAATTTCTATCCTTATTTTAACCCTTGCAAGGTTTAATGTCAACATTTTTTTTGAAAAATTGCATAAAAAAATCCCACTATCTTTAAACGATAGAGGGATTTATACATCTTCATTCAATTTATTTATATATTCTTTTAAAACTTCATTTACTGTATGTTCAATTTGTTTTGATATATATTCTTTTAGTGTGTCTTGCATTTGCAAAATTTCAATTAATTTTAAGTGTAATGAAACTTTATCAGTAGCATTTAAATGATCTATTTTGTTATTAGTGTTTAGTTTATTTCGAGAAAATGTCATTATTTGATCAAGTTTTGCGTATGAATCATTGATTAAATTAGGATAATCTGCTTTATATAATGGAAGATGAAAAGATTTTAGATTTTTTTTATTCCCTTTTTTGTCATATAATGAAGTAATTGGGCATAGGATTACAGTTTTATTTGGAGTCTCATTATCGTGTAGTATTAAGGCTGGATGCTCACCTTTTATAGTATATTGAGGTTGTGTCTTTTCTTTTGGAAAATAGAACCAAACTATATCTCCTTGTTGGAACTCTTTAGACAACTATTAGTCACCTGCCAATTTCTTCACTCACCTTGCTCATCTTGATATTTTTCTAAAAAATCATCATCATCATAGTCAGGTTTTTGCATTTGTTTTAACTTATGTTTTTGTCTGATTTTTGAATTTTCAATCATTTCCTGAAAACTATATCCATTTTCATCTTTGAATCTTTGTAAAGCGATTTCTAGTGGGGAAAGTTCTTTTCTTTCTTTGGGCGTTTTGTTACGAATCAACTCCTTTACCGTTAACATATCATTTTTCTCCTTTCCATTTTGTGCATTGCCTGTTTTCTGCTTACATTCTTGATAGTTGTCCTTATTGTTGTTCTTTTTCATGATCTCACCCCATACTATTTATATTCAACAGTATGGGGAACTTTTGTATTTTTTATTATATCAAATTGACTTTTTGAAAAATAAACCCTAATTTTAGCGTAATATTGCGTTTTTAAAAGTAAAAATCGGGAAAAAGCTTGTCAAGCAAAAAATTTCGTATTTGAGAATTTTTTTGCATTATTTGCATAAAAAAATCTACTCACTCGAGCGGATAGGAAAACAGATGTATGTCTGGTACATCGGTGAGCCAGAACATACCTTTTAGATTCGGTAAATACGCTCTATTCTCTTCAAAACATGAAATATGATAGAAAACATTATTTTGATCGAAATAAAGCACTTGAAATTTTTCAAACGCTTCTCTACATATGGGGCAACGCTTGTTCATGGGATCACCTCGTTTTTACTACATATTAAATATTGAAGTGATCGCATTGTAAAATCGCCATAATTAAATTATCT